GAACTAACTCTGAGTTTACTTCGTAAGAAATTTACTACTGGGCTACGTTGTGACTTTATGGACTTTAGTGTAAGACAAGAAAATACAGAAACATGTCATACCCTGTCCTTGAGTTTGAAGACCCAAAACGGGAAAGAACTAACTCTGAATTTGACCCTGGAGCGGCCTACAAGCTCTTTAAAGATAGACATGGGGAATTTCTTGACTTTCCTACAATTAGCCGATTTTATGCCAACGCCAAAGCAGCTAAGCTTAGGCTCCGTGCAACAGAAGCACCAAGAGCTACACTGCGCTTTCGTGATTGGCGAGTTGAGGTTGTCAACAACCATAACCCAAGATTGGGTCAAATTGAAGTTCTACCGACAGAGCTTACTTTGCATCGCATATCAGGTTTCATTGCAAGACACCTTCTTGACATTGCCAATGGAACTGACCAAGCGCGCATAGTTGACATGCAAGACCAGATTGCCAACCCACTTGCTCTCAGCAAAGGAATCACCTGGGGTGATGGGGCCACAATCTATCTCTCCTTTTTCCCTGGGACAGAAATGTTCTTGGATTCGTTCAAGTTCTATCCACTTGCAATTGGAATCTACAGGGTTCAAATTGGAGACATGGATGCAGAATACCTGAAAAAGGCTCTGAGGCAGCAGTATGGTGCCTTAAGACCGAATGAGTGGGCAATCCTGAAGAAAGATGCAGTCAAGACAGCTGTGTCTCATATTGCAGCACTGAAATGGGGCTCAAAGGGCTTCTCTCAGGCTGCACAAGACCTTCTCAAAGAATTTGGGATTAAGGTCTAAAATGTAGATAATTTCCCCTTAGTGTTAAGTTAGTTGTTAAGATAAACTTAGGTTAAGATAATAGAATGGTAAGTTAATAGTAAGTTTAAATCTTTTGTAAATATTAGATTAGGGTTGTAATTATAAAATTAGGGTTAGGGCAAAAACAGCAACTTTTCTTTTAGCAGCTAATGGGATGGGTGGATGGGGAACAAAGCTAATCAGCTTAACTAATTCATTCAATATTGACTACATTATATAATTCTTACGAAGAACACTACTGGGTTGTAATTATAAAATTAGGGTT